CGTACCTGCTACGGAGGTATCAACAAGCGAGGTCAGGCCCGTGTTGACCTGAGTACCCCAGGTGCCCGAATATTCCCCGGTGGCAGGCTGAATCAGTCGAAGGCTGGTGGTGTATGAAGCCATATTTCCTCAGTTGATCAATGTCTGCCAGTTTGGATTCTGAGTGTTACCTACGACACCCCACACAGGAACTTGCGTATCTGGCACCTGCGTCCACCCCGGCGTCTGTGTGTTTGTGACCGAGCCCCATATTGGAGTTTGTGTATCTACGATAACGCCCCAGTTTGGATTCTGGGTGTCAGGCACAAGGCCCCAGACGTTTACCGATCCTACCAGTCCCAGGGCTTGAACGCCAGTGGGAAGTATGGTAGCGCCGCCAGTAACAGTTACGGTTCCAACAAACCCCTGAGCTTGGGCCCCGGTGACAGGAACAACAATCAGAAGCTCGACCGTTACTGAGCCAATCTGGCCTTCGGCTTGAACCCCGGTGGGGAATACATTCCCCGTTCCAGTAACGTCAACAGTGCCAATCTGACCCGTGGCCTCGACCCCCGTGACCGGGATGTCTGTGTTGCCCGTGACCGTGACGGTGCCTACTGCGCTGGTAGCCTGAACCCCAGTGGTTGTAGCTACAACATTCGTGAAGGCGTTAACTGTGCCGACCTGCCCAGTGGCTTGTACGCCCGTGGGAAAGACGTTTGCCGTGCCGGTAACCGTGACCGTGCCGGTCTGACCTGTAGCCTGTACGCCTGTGACCAGAACAAGCTGATCAAGCAGGACTGTGACTGTTCCCGTCTGGCCGGTGGCTTGAACTCCCGTGACGCTTGTGTTGGCTGCGCCTGAGACAGAGACAGTACCCGTCTCGCCCGTGGCCTGGACCCCGGTAACGTCTACAACCGCTCCGCCCGTGGCGGTGACAGTGCCAGTCTGTCCTGTTGCCTGAACGCCTGTGGGGAAGACGGTGACGCCTTCCTGAACCGAGACATTCCCAACCTGTCCAGTAGCTTCGACACCCGTGGGCTCCACCACGATGAATTGCGTGGTGTCTACCGTGACCGTGCCAACTTGGCCCGTGGCCTGGACACCTGTAACCGCTACCGGCGCATCTGCGCTGACGGACTCCGGGTAGAAGACGTTTGTGTTGAACGCGTAGAACTCAACGTATCCCGGCGTGACGTAGCCTGGGTCAACGTAGTCCTCGCAGATGAGGAACACCGTACCCGGCGTAACCGAGGCGGCGTAAAACGCGTTAGCGTTTGTGTAGAGGTCTGGCAGCAGCACCGTTGATGTCGTGACATCAGGCGCGTAGAAAGCGTTTACGTTATCGTAACGGGCAGGAGTTAGCGCGTAGGTCGCAGCTACCGCAGGGCTGTAGAAAGTATTAGTGTTGTCGTACCTGTTTGGTAACAGGAAGACCGTAGACCCAACAACCGTTGCGCTGTAAAACGCGTTTGTGTTTGTGTAGAGCGCGGGCAGCAGCGTTGCTGCGGTAGTTACTGAGGGCGCGTAAAAAGTATTGGTGTTGTCGTAACGGGCGGGTGTAAGGACCACACCTCCGGCGGAAACCGCAGGTGTGTAGAACGTGTTTGTATTGTCGTAACGGGCCGGGGTAAGTGTTACTGCACCAACCGTAACCGTTGGTGTGTAGAAGGTATTTGTGTTCGTGTACAGCGCCGGGGTTAGCGTTGCAGTACCTGCTGCAACAGTCGGCGTGTAGAAAGTATTGGTGTTGTCGTAACGAGAAGGTGTCAGCGTAATAGCTGACGTAACCGTCTGCGTGTAAAAAGTATTTGTATTGGTGTAAAGGTCCGGCGTCAGCGTCTGAGCGCCGCCCGACTGAGTAACGTCAGGGCTGTAGAACGTCTGCGTGTTTGTGTACAGCGCCGGAGTAAGAGTCACCGCCCCACGCGTTACCGTGGGGTTGTGGAAGGTGTTGGTGTTTGTGTAAAGGCTGGGCGTCAGCGTCTGCAGTGCCGCCCCTTCTCGCACACGAAGCAGAACAACCGGGCCACGGACGTTGGTGACCGTACCGCCCGCCGTAACAGTGACGGTCGGAGCCGTTGTGCTTGACCCAGCAGTAACCGCTGCCCAGGCGCTATAGCCGCCGATGTCGTTGCCGGTGCCAGAGTCGGGCTCGTTGAGTTCGGTAGCCGCGCCGAACGTAGCACCTGTGGCCGTTACAGAAGGTGCAGAGAATTGACCCGGTGTCGTGATGTCAGTCGGGATACACATCGCCCAGATGGCGCGGTCCCCGGTCTGGAAATTGGTTGCCGTTGTCCCGTTTGTGAGCGCAGTACCAAACGCTACGTTGACTGTCGGTGCAGTGGTGCGCTGACCGTCAGCAGAACCGAACTCAGCCGCCCCAGTACCCTTGGGGATGCGGACCATGAAGGCCCAAGAGATGTCGTTGCCACCAAGTGTGACGGCCAGAGTCCCGGTCTGTCCTGCAACCACCGAGTTCCACGAATAGACCCGCAGGTTCGTGTTGCCGGTGTCCGCGCCCAGCGTGGTGCCGTAGCCACCCGCCGCCAGAAGTTCTTCGCGCAGCGTCCAGTTTGTAGGCTGTGTGACCGTACCGCCGTTGGCTGTAGACGGCTTCTGCCCGACGAACAGCAGCACGACATCTGTTGCGAGGATGCCTGCCGGGTACGCTGGAGAGACCGTTGTGCCGCCTGCCGCTGAATACGCGGCTGCTGCTGCTACTGGGGTGCCGAGTGCCACGGCTTACCCCTTACGGCTGGTAGTTCGGGATGCCGAACTTGTTGCGCTGGTACAGGAACAAGAACTGGAGGATGTAGATCTTCTCCTCAAACGTGTCCAGCACGTTGGTTCCGTCTCGGAAAAACCGATTGACCAGCACGGTGTTGGGTGCCCAACTCGCGTCGTAGAACTCGACTTGACTGAAAAGCTGGTAGCACTTGTATGGCGTGCCGTCTACCGTTGCCCCCTGACCACCAGAAGTGGCTGCTGCGCTGAATGCAGAGCCCGGAGTACCAAAGCTCGACTCACGACGAAACCGTACAGTCCCTGTCGCAGTGGTGTTGCCTACCGTCCAAGTGATGCCAAAGCGTACCGCAGTCCCCGGTGCCCAGTCGTAAGGCAACGAAAAATTGGCGTAGGACTCCATCGTCTGGTCAGGGTAGTACGCCCAAGCATTCAGACCGCCCTGCCACACTTCAAGCTCTGGAGTGCTTGGCACCCCATAGAGCACAGAAGGCGCAACAGCCACAGACTGCCACGCCTGATCCGTCCTCGCCGCAAGGTCGGCAAAGTTGCCGTCAAGTTCAGAATAACTTAGTGCTGAACCCTTAACATCGCGGTAGACGATAGGCATGGCTTAGAGCGCGAAGATACCCGACGCGTTAGCTGCGCGGCAACACAAAACACGTACATCCAGCGCAATGGTAGTCGGCTGCACGAACCCCAGCAGGCTGCGACCGCTTCCAAAGTTCAAGATTTTCTGGCCTGTTGTCATCACGCTTCCCGTTGATGTGGTGAACATTCTCTTTTGCTTCTAGCGCTCTGCCAAGTTTTTGTTGCATGACCCAGCGATGTTCAAGCATCCAGTTGCTGCTGCGTGTTCCGTACTTTTTTGCCTTCGGCGTACCTTTTGGAACCTTGACCAAAACGTACCCCGTGTCTTGCAAAATGCGCGATCCGGTTGGGGTGCTTTGCTCGTAAAAGCATTCTGTGCTACAGAACTCACCTTTAGCTTTTTTGGATACAACAAACTTTTTGTTGCAATACTGACAAGTCGAAGTGCCACGCTTGCACTCATCTGAACAATACGACTGCCTTTGAGTTTTGGCTGGGAACTCTTGATTACAACGAATGCACTTCTTGCGATAGCAACCTGGGGAGCAGTAACCAGAGCTTTTCGTGGGGTACGCCAAGTACGCGCAACTGCATGTTTTGCATACTTGAGTTTTTGCTCTTTGGCGAATGCCTGAAGGTTGAACATACCACCATTGCCCCGAATCGTCTTGGTAGCTGTTTGTGAGAGCGTTTTTCATCCCTCACATTATAACGCTTACAAAGCAAATATGCCCGATCCTGACCAAGTAATCGAAATGTCGCCGCCGTTGGGCGTGACTGGCAAACCTGTCACCCCGGTATCAATGTAGGCTACGAGCGGACTGGTTCCGGCAGTGCCGGTGTCTACATAAATAACCAAGGCTTCAACAGAGTTACCCGTCACAGCCGTGTACGTCACATCGCCGCCGTCAAACACACCGTTGGTCACGCTCTTGGTAGCACCAATCGTCTGCGCCGTTCCAACCGTACCAGTCAGAGAGGTCAGGAACTGATGCGCAGCGTTGTAGGTGTAAACGCCAGTGTCAACCAAAGCGACTCTAACGGTGCCGGTCAACAGGTTGGTGTTCGTCGCCGCGCCAAGGATTGTTTCCTTGTACTTTGGATAAATTGCATTCGGCATTTCTTACTCCTTAGGCAATCCGCACAACCGCATCAGACGCCGTATTAGCAGGGAACTGAACCGTGAACGTACCAGCGGTAGAGGTCTTGTCCGAACCGAAGTCCAGAACCGCAACAGCCTTGTTTGACTTGCTGCTGTTGTAGATCAGCGCACCACGGGCCGTGATGGTTGCCGTTGTCCACGAGGTGTCAGTGAAGTCCACAAACGCTGTGGTCCCCGATAGAGACACCGTGGCACCCGCAAGCGTGTTACCGCCTGCGGTGTAGCCAGCACCCAAAACTTCGTCAGAGGTGGAGTACACAGTCGTTGCTGCGCTCAACGTAGCCAGAGACGTATACAGCGCAATTTTGAGGACATCAGTGTCCATATCATGTTCGCCAAGCAGAATCTGCTGCTTGAAAGAACTGCACATTGCTTGGGAAATAGGCATGTTGCCTCCTTAAATAACCTGAGTTCTAAGCTGCCCACTGCGGTAGGCGTCCATCCTATTTTTACCATCACCAAGATTCTTCAGCAGCGTCAGGGACTGGACGTACTGTTTGTCCATCTCGGCAACAATGTCCGGCTCTTGCTTCATGAACCGGGCTGCTTCCACCATCACTGCGTTAAACAGCACAGAGTCAAAGTTGTCGCTCAGCCACGTATTGGTGGCGGTCACGATACTCTCTGGGTAGTAGAAGTAGTGCAGTTCTGCCGTCAGTGCAGCAGAGGGCGTCGGGCCAAGGATCAGCGTCAACTCATCAGGGTTGTTACTGACGGGGCCAAACAAGGCGTAATACTTAGGCGTGCCCTGCGTTGACGGGTTGGGGAACGCTGAGCGGATGAAGTTCACATCCTTGTTCAGCAGATACTCGTAGTTCCCAGAGCCGTCAATCACTGCAAGGCTGAAGACAGACAGGAAGTCCGTGGGCGCTGCCAGATACTGATTGCCAGAAGTCAACGTACCCGTGACGTTCTTACGAAGCGCTGGAAGCTGGACGGCGTTGTAAATGCGCTGCTCTGCCAACTCCGTCATCGTGGCGAAGTCAGTCGAGGAAAACGTGTTTTCCGTGTAGTCCTCAACCGCAGTTTTAAGAGCAGCGTAATCCACGAGTCACCTCACGCCATCGGCCCACGGGCCATCGTGCCCTTGGTAGCGCAGCCAGTACCACGGATCTTGATGCCTGAAGTCTTCATGCCAGGAGCAGGATTGGCGGCAATATTGCCAACCACCATGCAGCTTTCATCCTTCAAGGACTCAATGGCTTGGGGCTGACTTGACTTAGCAGGAGCAAGTTTCTTAGCTTTCAGCATGGCTCACCCCGTCTTCTGGTTCATGGCGCGGGACAGATTTTTCCCGTACTTCATGCGGTCGTCAGTGGTAGGACCGCCCTTCTTGAAGCCGTGAGCTTCTTTTGCAGACTTACTGGCGTGAGCCTTAAGCGCCGCCATGGCCTTGGTGTCTTTCTCTTTCATCATTGCTCCTTATGTCACAACCACCGTGACTGTACCTACTAAACCCTGCGGTGCCAAGGCATTGGGGGTCAACCCAACGTCAAAACTTCTGGCTCCGCCTACTGGGTTCCAACCCCACTCAATCACTCTGCTGCCCTCACCGGGGAAGCCCTCTTGGTCAGGGCCAGTGCCAGATACTGGGTTGGTCTGCAAACCGTTTGTGCCGGACTGATACCAAGTGTTCGTGTCTGGGCGCGGATCTCTGATGGCCTGCGGGTCTGAGATCGGATACATGCCAAGCTGCAACTGCGGATGGTCCGGCGTCCAGCACTGGGGGCATGCTTTAATCTGCGTCTGCTTGGTCTTGACCGTCAGGTTCTTGAGCTTCTTCAGGTCGAAACGGAACCCGCATAGGTCACAGAAACCAAATGCTTTTGCGCCGTTTGCAAACCTATTGCTCATGAGATGAAGGCTTGCCTTGGGACAAAGCGAACAGCCGATTTGTCTCTATCTTCATCCATAGCCAGCGCCAGATCTTGATCATACTGGGCTTTTAGAGCAGGCATGCGCTCCATTGCGCCAGGAATCTTCATGGATAGATAGTATGCAAGTCCTGAGATGAGCGGCGGCAAGAACCGGAAAGGCACATCTTGAGTGTACGTTCCGCCAGCACCGGGGTCTTGAATCCTACGCAGTCTCCAGTACACAAATTGGTACTGTTGTGATCCATCAGGTGTGGGCCAAATAACAATTTGTGGCGTAGGCGCTTGGCGATTTACCCACACTTGAATGGGCCGTGCTTGTTGCAGCTTGTTGGGGATGGATGAGTAGGTAGAGACTGAGATGCGCGTGATAGTCAAATCGACTTGCGTAGAAACATTGCCAGCGCCGGTTCGAATGACATGCTCCAGAAGATCCACCGTATCCTCTGGAAGGTTGTACGTATTTGTGCCCTGAACAAGGTTAATTGTTCCAGAGTCAAGCGTCCATAAATTTATGCCTAAATTCGACCACCCGGCCAGTAAAATTGACAACGACCTGCGTGTTGTGCGCAAGTCATATCCCGTCCTCAATTCAGCGGAATTGCGCTCCCACGCTTCCTCGGCAATTTCGTTTAGGTCTGGATTCCAGACTGCTACACCTGACGTTGTCATGATTTACTCCTGCAATTGTCAAAGTGCCACCGCTTCATGGTATTTACATCAATCACTTCGCCGTCATTGCGGAACGCTTAAACGCTTTGGCAGTAGGAGCGCCGGGAGCGCCCGGCTTGCGCATGGTTTCACCCGATCCTGCGGCAATGCGTTTACGCTTGGCATGGATGTTGGCGTAGAGACCAACTTCGCCGCCCTCGGCGTACTCGGTAAAGTCAGTGTTGTCACGGCGCTTCTTCACCTTGCCTTTGAGTTCCGGGCGGATGGCACCCATGCCCCTGCTGCTTCGCACTTACATCACCTTGCACTTTCTGAGGCCACGCTGCTCACAGCCACCGCCTTTGACGGAGCCGCCTCCAGCGTAGCAAGAGCCGCCTTTAGCAAGCTTGCGGCCCTCATGGGCCTTCATGCCAGCCTCATTTGCCTTTTCCTGCTTCATGGCGTCTATCTCTGCTTGGATGCCAGCGGGGGGCTTATCCTTGGCCTTACGTGAGGCGTGATACGCCTCCATCTCTTTGGCGGTAGGCCCGCCCTGCCCAGTAGAGCGCATCATCAGCACTTACCCCCACCCATCATCTTGATCATCTTGCCCTTGGTCTTGCCCTTGGACTCGATGCCACCGCCCTTGGCGTAGCCCTTACCCTTGGCCTCGGCCATCTCGTGCTTGATCATGGACTTCGGAGCGCCCTTCTTTTTCATGAAGGCCATCTCCTTTGCAACCATCTTCTTGGATTCAGGCATCTCAGACTCCTTTAGGGCACCGCCCTGTGAATGGGCTTTAGGCCCGACAAACTTCTTCGCTACGCTGCGTGGGATACCCACGCCCTCGGGATCTTTGAGCGCCGCGTACATCAGCCTCCGCTGAGCTTCCGACTTAAGGGGCACTTTGCTTACTCCGCAGAGTATCCAGCTTGGCTTCGATCCTGTCAAAGCGCTCCAGCAATTCTTTCATGTCGGCACGGAACTCAGACCGCGTGATGTGGTCGCGGGCAATTTCCTCGCGGGTGCGGTTGAGCAGGATAGACAACCTATCAAGCTCCTTGAACTTGGCCGACATGAAGAACGCCACTGCGCCCAGCAGGACCGTCAGGACAAGATTCCAAAGTACCGTAGCTTCCATGAGTCAACACTTCCATCTTGCAAGTGAAGCCGCCTTCCGCGTCGGCTTGCCGTTTTCATCTTTCATCGGCCCAGGCATCCCGGACATTCTCGCGCAGAAGGACTTCTTACGCGGACCACCTTCGGGCTGAGGAGCTTTCAGATTGCTTCCAGTCTCGCGGTTGTACTTGGCCCTGCCTTTGGCTGTCAGCCCCGCTCCTTGGGAGGCCGGCAACTTTTCACCGCGACCAACCGCCAGCGAAGGACCCTTCTTCTTTGGGGCTGGGGTTTTTGCCACGGGTGTCTCCTATCAGGCGGTGATGGCCTGCAACTCGGCGTTACTGAGCCTGCGGGGGTAGTAGGTGATGCGGCGGATGTGGCCGTTTAATGGCCCATCACCGTTCCAAGAAGCCCCAAGACGTAGTTGATTTATACCAGTAGGAATTACAGCAGATGTGTCAGTGGCTACTGCGCCGCCATTAAGAGATGCGGCAATATCATTAACCTTATAAGCTCCAGCCACTTTTCCTACGCTAGCAACTGTTGACAACTGCCATTGAAATGCTCCATTGTAACCGGCAAATCCAGAAGTATTAATTTGATGGAAAATCTGCGCATCAATAGTGCCGTTATGTAAAGTAGCGGCTCTTGGAGAAGTTCCGGCTGCGCTACCTGTCTCAACATACAACGTCCCCTCCGTCGCGTTGTACCAAGGACTCAGAGTGTTCACCGACGCCACATCAGGAGACCGCGTGACCTGAGAGGCTACAGTGGGGATGTAGCTGGTGGCGAAGGTTGCGTTTTCTGCTTGAGCGCCCCAGCAATACACTGTGTCGCCGTTTACAGAGCCAGTGCGGCCCGGATAGACGTAGACGCGGTTTTGGTTAGCAGCCGTTACGGCTGTGGTAGCCAACTCAAGCCGCCACCAACCATTGCCATAGTTTGTTGAACTAATGAGTGACCCGTTTGTAAAGGCAAGCGAAGGTGTTGTGCCCGACCATGTTACGTCCGCCCAGAGGCGATATACACTGGCCGTCGCATCTAACAACGCAATCAGAGCAGACGGAGAGGTTCCCTTTTTAATCCAAATAGAAACTGCTTTAACGCCATCACCAGTAAATGTCGCGGTATTGTAAATCGCGTCCGAGGTAAATCCGACCCTCACTATCGTGTCTGCGGATGTCGTTCCATCTGGGGCCAGCAGCGTGTTGTCCGTTACAGTGGCACCCGAATTAGTCCAAGAACCAAACTGCTCGCTGTAAGTCACCAAATTCGTCCGCTGCTCCTCAATCAGCAAGCCCTTTGCAGCCAGCGTCACGGGGTCATAGTCGAAGCGGGGTGCGTCAATCGCAGCAGACTGGATCAGCCCGTTGGAGCCAGTGAAGGTTCCTGTGCTGGCGCGGGTGAAGGTGATGATCTGCGAAAAGGTTTTGTCTACGAGTCCCACGCCGGTCTCCCAAATGGTGTACTGAGCAGCTACTTGATACTGCGGAGTGATGAAGTTGGTAGTTAGCGTGTACCCGTTTGGGGCTGTGTTATCGGTCACCACCCCCGCAAAGGATAGATCCAGCGTCGGGCCAGACTGATTGAACGGGTTGTTCCCCCCACCACCACGCAACGGGTACGCAGGAAGCGCGAAGCCAAACCCGAACGACATCAGAAAATCCTGACCATATTGGTTGCAGACGTACCCGACGCGTACACGCGGATCACCTGCAGCGGCACCACCGTACCGCCCGGAACAGCACTGAACGTCACATCACTGCCCTGAGCCGTCAACACACGCAGCGAACCCGTGGTGCCCACAAAGATCACCGAAGGCTCACGCAAATTGTTGGTATCACTAGGCGTGACTGCAGCAGCGTCTCCCGGAAACATGGGAAACGTCGGACTAAAATTGGTCTTTGCCATGCGGCCCCCAAAAGGCTAAAGCCCCCGAAGGGGCTCAGGATCAGTTCTGGAACGTG